CCCCCAGCGCCGCGTCTTCGCCAGCTGCTCGTGCCACCACGCCACGGCCGCCGGGTCGGTGAAGTCCACCAGCCCGCCCCGTCCCTTCCACCAGCGCTCCAGGGCGACGCCGCCGTCCGCCCGCTCTACCAGGTACCCGGCCTCCGCGGCCTCGTCGAAGGTCGCGGCCCGCGGGTCGATCCCCGGCACCTCCTGGACGCTGCTGTCGTTCACGAACGGCGTGAGCCAGACGCACACTTCGAAGCCCAGCTCGCGGACCCGGGCGAACAGGGCCTCGGGGTCCGGGAACTGGGTCCGGTTCACCGTGAAGGTGTTGTACCCCGTCGCCCACGGGCTGTCCAGCACCAGCACCGACGTCGCCATTAGTATCGAGCGTCTCATATGTGATGTCAGTTGTGTAAGCATTCAGAGCACTGTAAGCCTGAACAGTCACGCCGATGTCAGCATCCTTTAGGATCGTAGCATCAGCAGGCTCGAATGTTGTATCAGCCTCAGTGCGTGGGTAGTACCGGATGTCACCGCGAGTATCGTTATGGTATTGGATGTGGTCGTCATCACCAAGACCACCGAGAGTACCGTGGTCGCCAACAGGCGTACCGGCCTCTGGAGCAGATGAGCGCCAATCGATGTAATCGTTACCGGTATCCGTTGTCCTCGTGCGAGCCTTTGGTACATTGAGGTACGATGTATCAACCTGAAAGATCACAGTCGCTATTGGACACCATTCCTGATATGGAACGGTGCCGACGTTCGTTATCTCTGTATTAGCGCCGTCTCGCGCCTGAGCAATATTGCTATACTGGTTCTGGCCAAGGATAGCGATCACATGACTGTCAATATCATTGGTCGCATAAAAATGCATCAGCACGAAGCTGTTATCAGCCAGCTCGGTCAGTTGCCATGTTGCACCTGTCCACTCGTTGTAGGCAGGCAACCCAGAAGCGCCTGTATAGCCACCTGAGCCTGAGTATAGCAATGGGTAATCATCAGCAGTCTTCTTGCGCCATTCACCTGTAGCGCCTGTTCTGTAGATCACAGGGATATTAGCAGGCAGGCCATAAGCAGGCACGGTGTGAGGTACATCTTCATCACGTATAAGGCCGGATGCTACTGAGAGCTGAGCATTGGTCGCTACATCACCTGAGCCATTGATATCAAAGTCAGCAAGGCCAAGACCAGAGATGTACTGAGCACCAAGTGATAAATGGAAGTGCGCGTGAGACGCTGAGTCCATCGTAAGGCCGTGGCGCTCATCAGCGAGCATCACTCGTTCCTTATTAGTCGCATCCCAGTAGATGTTGCCGAGCCAGCTCCAGTCAGTGATCAGTCGAAGATCGAATGTATTGATGTACTTGATAGTCTCATCATTATCCAGATAGAAGTAGTAGAAGCCCTCAGTGTCTGGGATGATGATATCGAGATCTGTAGTGATCTCGTGCATAACACCAATAATGAAGTACGTGAACGACGCACCTGTTCTGGCAATAGTGAACGTGCGAGTTACATCATCGAATGATATCGATGTCTCTGTACGGTCGAACATTCCTGTCGGCTCAGTGGAGTGATCCTGTATATCGAGAAGCGGATCCAGATCAAGGCGGATGACATCAACCTCGCCCTCGAGCACATCGAACTCAATGCGTAACTGGTCATGCTCGCCCTTGGTTGATACAATCTTCCAGCTAGTACCGTCGTACCATGACGGCCTTAAAACACTACTATTATAGAGTAAACTGCCATCGTACTTTGTTGTAGGCTCGCTACCTGTTGCGTATGGAGGTAACACTGCCTGTGCATCAACACCATTGAATGTGGTAACGCCTTTAAGGTACGCGCCTTCGCCATTCGTTCTGTATCGTTCTTCATTGTCATGCAACAGCAATGAGGTGACACCACCGCCAACAACGGATGATGAATATTGGTAGGCGGTATCAGTCGATCCACCAATAACCTCGTACATCTTCAAGCCATCGTGGCTCCAGTACATGAAGCCGCCGTCTATACTGTAATTGTAACCAGTATCATCATCGCTGGTTAGCGCTACGGTCGATGACAGGTTATTCGGTATTGAGACCGAGAATGTAAGCAGGTGGCGAGTATGGAAGTTGTCATCCCAGAAGTAGAATAACTGATCACCATCAGCAGACAGGAACACACCACGAGGAACAGCATCATATGGATCCCATTCAGGTTCATGGTCTACCGTGCTCTGCAGTGATAGCGATGCCGCATCATTATCGTCCGTTATTGCCCAGCGGCTTGTCTTCCAGTTACTGGTGTTCCATGATGTCAGGATGGCTGAAGCATTACCGGCCTGCATTGCATAGGTTCTGGGGTTATTCCAGCCTGTCATAGTATTAAGCACGGTCTTCGTGTGAGTCGCTGTGGTCAGATCCCATGCAACAGACATGTCGTACTGGTATAGATCATCCCAGCCCTGTGAGACGAGCGTCAGGCCGTCCTCACTGATCCACCACACACCGAGGTTACTCGCTGAGCCTGATACTGCAGGCAGATCGATACGTGATGATGTTGAGATCCAGCTTGATAGATCCCATGGAGTAGCGAACTCATGGACAACGAAGCCGAGCTGATTAGCTGGAGCTCCACCTTGGCGCTGGAACATCTTCGTGCCGTCAGAGTTCCATAATACGTTACCGAACGACAGACTGCCCAGTGAGCGAGAGACACCGTCATATGATATCGATGTGCCAGCCCAGCCTGATGGCGGCTCGCTGACTACACTGAGACCAGCGTAGTCTGTCTGGATACCTGAGACGCTTAACTGCAGGCCGATATCGATGTTCTTCTTGCCTGATAGCACCTTGTCGTAAGTTGATCCGGCAATGATGATCAGATCCTTACAGCACTTCTCGATGATGTCAGACCAGTGCCGGTTGATCCAGCGACCGTTCTCCTGAACGAGCATATGGCCGTTCTTGAGAGAGCCTTCACTGATCAATGTATCGATCAGGTTAAGCAGGGAAGTTGCGTGAGGGTTCTCGTCGTCGTTTACATGACGTTCTACGAGATCTTGAAGAGCGGCCAGAGCATCATCTGATGTTGATCCACCTGTCTGGATGTTGTTGATCGCATCGACTAACGATATGTAGTCTTCGACCATAGCATCACCCCATCCGGTGAGCTGTCTTACATCGTCTGCTGAGAGCTGGAGACCGGTGAATTCAGTGTTAGCCATGGCTTATCCGTAAAATAGTTTAAAGCGTGAGAATGCTACCCTCGATCGTGATGCTATTCGGAATTTGATACCAACCCAGTCTCTGATGTAGCCAAGACGACGAGCGACGAACCGCTTACCAAAGTCAGAAGGCAATCCGTACTGAGCCCACCATTCTTTGCCGTATTTTATACCATCGTAGGTCATAGAGATAGCGACAGTGGCATCCTTCGATGCTGTGTGGCCAGCGATGGTCTCGAGATCAATCTCATCGATCGACATATTCTCAAGATCAAGGAAAGGCGTGTACAGGACGCACTCAGCGATCTCACCGAAGTGCGTAGCGACAGTCTTATCGATGACGCACAGCTTGCCTGACTCCTTGTCACCAGCCACCCATTCACCCCTGCGTGGATCCAGCACGACGTGCTTGGCGCGATAGTCACGAGCCTTTCCGTAAACGGTATCAGTGAACACGTCGCTCTTCAGGATAGACCATGCGACATTCAGCCCACCTGACTTGGCCAGCGTGTAGTTGAGCATGAGCGTTTCATCAGGGAGGTGAACGATAAGGAACATGTACCCATCCTCTACCCGAGCCTCGAGCTTGGATGTACTAAGCTGTTCCTCGGTGTACTTACCAATAACCTGATCGACCTCTCGGGTAGCCAGCTTCTCGGTGCCGCCCACAGTGAGCGCATGGATAGAGACGTTCTCTTCTTTCTTGCCACCCATGATCATGAACCGGCCATCGAGCTCACACTTGCAATGCGTGCCGACGATACCAGTCTTCAGCAGGCGCCCTTTCACGCGACCGAAGCCGAACTGGCCTTGGAATGCAGATATATCAGCGCCTCTGGTCTGGAAGTATTCAGTGGTGTACCGGTTAAACACGGCCACCTTGTTGTCCACAGTACGAGCAACACCAACAGTGATGTCAGGTGATATCGCTGAGGTATCGTACTTGTATGAGCTTATTGAGCTCTCTGAGCTGAAGTCTGTGTGGTACAGGTATTCACCATCAGTGAAGAAGTAGACGCTATCAACCCAGCAGGCGTCCACAGGATCGCCCACATTGAGCGTGATCTCACGGAAGCCGAACTGGGCATCGTATAGGTAGAACTTGCGGCTGGCGATGATTGCTTGCGTCTCAAACGAATATGGCAGTGACACGTCGTCAACACCGAACACATCACCGAGCTCAGTGACTGTGCCGTCAGCATCAACCTCGATAAACTTATCGCCAGACACCCTGTAGTGCTTCTTGTGGCGCTCATTCCACACACCGCCACGATCAGCGCCGGATCCAAGGCCATATTCAGCGAGGCCGGAGATCTGGAGCATGTAGCCCTTGGTTCCGAATAGATCAGACTCGATGGCAGTGAAGTTAACGGGTAATGCATCACGGTAATCTGTTGCGATGCTACATTTATCGCCTGACAGGAGGCTAACCTTGCCTTCCTGTTGCATCAGCAGGTACTCTCTATCGTTATCAGGCGCTCACGCTTGTCGACACGGCCTGTATCGGTAGTCACCTCGATAGTGACGCATGCTGTTCCGCTATACGGGCATGCATCAGCCTGCAGGCGCCAGTGAATGCATCCATCTTTGTCGTATGAATCGATAGGAACGTATGGGGCAACCACTTCCTCGACCTTGAGCTCGACGAGGGTGTTAGCGATCGCGTCATTGCTCTCATTATAGTTCTCGTAGGTAAATCCAGTGCCGGACACACCAGTGACAGTAACCGTCTGGATGCCTGTAACGCGATCCAGTGAGCCGTCAGGCGCATCATCGACTTGGATATTGCCAGCCTGACCGACTGCGGTCTCGTTACCACACAGGATCTGGCCATAAGCGTAGCTCTTGGTTGCATCGTCGTACTGGATGGTAACCGTGTAAGTCTTCGTAGGATCCCATACGAACGAGCTGTTGGTCAGGATGGCATAAGACGACACACCGACTGAAGCCTCGCCACCTGCGATCACCCAGTCAGTAGCTCCACCGGTGCACACCCAGTTGCCAGCACCACAGGCAGTAGCGAAGTTCGGATCTGCAGACACTGCGCCCGTAGGAGTCTCGAAAGGAGGGTTATCAGGATCAACGATGCCAGTCAGCAATGACAGGCCAGCACCGACAGTGATCGAGTACGATTCTATCTCCTCGCCTTCCAGCCATGCATCGAAGCACTCGAAGAAGTCATCAGCCTCACCACACAGGAGAGCGCTATTAACTGCACTCGCAATCGGGTTAGATGTAGCTGGGTAGTATTTGCGGTAGGTCTGGGTTCTCTGACGGTTCCCCGAGCCTACAGGCATGCGGCTTGAATGCTTAACGCCATTCAGTCTCTGGCGTGCAATGACGCCTGCCGCGCTATGCAAAGACGCTGTAGCCAGACTATTAAGCTCTGGTGTTGCATCCTTACCGAAATCTGGAAGTAATCGCACAGCCAAGTTAGTGGCGATCATGTGATTGAATACGGGTTCTATACCGCTCTCAGACGAGCTGTGTGGCTTGCCTTCGAAGTTGTAATTAAGATCAATGGTTCTCCCGTAGAGTTCCCACATCATGTCCTCGAGTCGACGTAGCGCCGTCTGAGTATCTTCAGGGGTAGGGTTAACAGTGATGCCGGAGATCCGCATCTGTGAGTAAGCGGAATTTATGTGCTCGACTTTAGTGGTCATGGGTCACCTCTGGCAATTAAGTAACGTAATAATAACATCTAGCCCTCCCAGATGGGAGAGCCAGATGCATTACATTAAGACTTACGCCTTAGTGGTGAATGAACCACACGCCATTGGGTTAGCGACGGTTACACCGTACCATGTGAACAGTCGGCAGGTGAATGACATATCAAGCAGTGAGCCTGTGTACGCCATGTACATCTTCTGACCGTTGCTCATGGTAGAGCTGATCACCTTCATGCCACCGAACTCGTTCAGGAGTTGGATAGGTGCGTCACCAGAAGTAACCTCAACAGCAGACTTGCCGAAGAAGATATTCTGCTTACCACCAGTAGCATTCAGGATAGTCATGGTCTTGCCAACCAGTGAACCGTCAACAGATACTGCAGTGTCAACACAGTTACCGTATGCACGGTACAGGTCGCTATCAGTAGCATCCAAGTTGGTCAGGATAGGCTTCGGATAGATAGACACAGCGTTGGTTGCAACACCAACAACAGTGAATGTCATCAGCTGTCCTGAGTCATTCTTGTCAGCCAGACCAACAGAGTTGATCTCAGTGAAGGTTACCTTGTCACCAACAGCCAGCGTACCAGCGTCAGTCACGTTAACCACACCAACACGATAGTCGACGTTAGTTACAGCGCCGGTTGTCGCATCGACAGAGCCCGCTTCTGGGATGAAGCTGTTACCGTCAGTAGTGGTTGAAGCACCTGACAGAGATGCAACAGTACCGTCAGTGATAGTACCGCCAGCAGACAGTGTAGGCAGGAATGAACCTGTGTACACATCGAACTCAGCGACGTTTGAACCGATCTGACCAGTAGCCCATGTATCAGCCGGACGACCTTGCAGTGTCTGACGGCCAGCAAGCTGGTCACCAAAGATCAGGTTATCACGGTCGTTCAGGACAACAGAGCGATCATCACCAGCCATCAGCTGACGTTCGTTCATCAAAGCCTGTGCAGTAGCAATAGCCTTGAAGCCGCTGTTAGCGTTATCACTCAGATCGTACTCATAGAACAGAGAGCCCTGTAAGGCCACTGCCTGTGCGATGATCTTGTTGAGCTCGGTAGCTTGACGCTTACCAGACTGCTCACCACGACGTTCCCAGAAAGACATGTCACGCAGATCATCAGCGGTCTGCTTAACGATATCGTTCTTAGGTGGAGTCAGGATGGCAGGATATGTTTCTTCAATGATGTCTGTCTCATTGCCGGTCATATCCCAGCCTTCCATGATAGGAGCGTGCTGGCTAGTCGGACGCCATACTACACCGCCACCGTAGGAGCCTGTGTTCTGTCCACCGACAGAAGTGTTCTGCATATCGCTTGAATCTGGTTCGAAGCGAGATACGAGGGAAAGCATCTGTGTTTGATGCTCATATGTTTCCAAGGCTTTCTCGAAGAGAACCTCAGCAATCTTACCTGTTTTAGCCATTTTATAATCCTCAGTAGGAAGTTAAAGTTACCAGTTTCTTGTATCAATACCGGCCTTGCGGGCTTCACGCCGAGCATTGAATCGAGCTTGTGCATCACCGGCCTTATCAGCCTTGTCATACGCCTTCTTCAGTGCCTTCTCGCTAGGCTTCACGTTCTTATCACCGTTTACCCGTGGTGCAGGCTTAGGTGCATTCGTCGTGCGTTTAGTCGGAGCGCCCAGTTTGGCATTCAGCTCACCAATATAGATCGATGCCTGAAGGCCGGATGGATCACGTTCGAATCGAGACTTTAATTCCTCGAGCCTTGCGCGGTTACGGCCAAGGTTATACATCACCTTCTCCGATCCCTCGCCCAGATTAGCAATCAACGCATCGATGACTGCATCGCCAGCTCCTTCGTTCTGACCGTTGGCATTGAATATACTCTCTGCCATCTGCCGAACATTGTAGTCAGCGCTCTGGTACAGCTCAGGAGTTATGCCACTCTTCGTAGCTAAATCCACTGCACGCTCATAGTGCTTGTCCACAGCAGTATTAACCTGCTCTTGACGGCTTCGGAACCGTTCACGCTCCTGCTCCGCTTGCGACTTGGCCTGATTCTCAGCATTCTGCTTAGCGAAACGATAATCGATCATAGCTTCCGTATAATCATCATCGCTCTCAAAGTCATCACGATTAGGCTTTGAGATCATGCCCTGTTGCGGCGCCTGCTGGCGCGGTTTCTTCAGCTCCTCGACCTGACGACGTAGCTCAGCTACCTCATCATCCTTCTTGGCGATCTTGGCCTTATACTTACGTCGAGCCTTCGCCATGTCGGTGTCATTGAACTTAGCACCACCCGATGACTGGTCATCGTCATCATCGTCGTCATCCGTATCGCCCTTCATCCAGTCTTCTACAGCCGTTTTGCCTTCAGCGTCTGCATCATCACTCTCCCCAGAGTCATCATGCTCTTCTTCTAGCTCATCTGCCTCAGCTTCTTCGCCGTCTAATTCACCGGTTGGGGTATCCAGCTCATCTTTTTGCTCTTCCACTGCGTTTTCAGCTTTCAGTTCTTCCAATGTCTTGACCATTTATCACTCTCTCGTTTGGTAACGATAAAAACCCCAGATAACCTCTGGTAAGGATTACAATTTGGCCTGTTTGTATTCAGTAAGCCAATGATAAATCGCTTTTTTTCATGGTGCAAGCACTAATTACCGAACATTCCCGACGAACGGTAGTTGTGTTATTACTATAATGGTAGTAATATGATCTTACTGAAACAACAACCACGGAGAAAAATCATGCAATTAGTTCGACACCACACTGACGAAGGTCAGTTCATGGCTCTGGTCGTTAAGACAGGCCGCAAATACTACCACCTGCTGTACGTTGGCAGGCCACGCCTGAAGCGTGTGCCGCTGAAGGAGGCTCGCTACTTCACTGACTTCGGTGAGGCCACGCAGAAGCAGGTACGTCAATTCAATCGCATCGCACGTAAGTTCGGCGCAACCAAGAGGATCGCATAATGGCAACTCGCAAACTATTCCGCCCACCCGAAAGACTCGAGGATGGATCTCGACTGATGTGCGGCGACCACGTACTCATGGCTCTCACAGGCAAGACGCCTGAGCAGTGCTGGCGCTCAATGTCTAACGCAGGCATCGATACCAAGGTATCGGCACGCAGTGGCATGTACCTGCACGAGATAATGACATGCCTGAGCCACATGGGGTTCTCAGGCAAACGCATACCCATCAACCACCTGTATGATGGCAAAAAGGCACCGACGTTCGCCAAGTGGATCAGGGAGCGTCGTGGCATGGAGCGGAACAAGACCTACCTGCTGATGACAACCAATCACTTTATGCTAGTATCCGGCAACATGTTCTCAGACAACACTGCTCAGTGCCATCTGGATGAAGCACCGAACAAGAGATCACGGATCCTGCGTATGGTAGAGATCAAAGGCAAGTAACCGACGAACGGTAGTTTACTTACTGCCAAGGATGGTGGTAAGGTTACCTCACTGACACAACGAACCGGAGAAAAGACATGATCAATTTTGAAAACACACGCATCGGCCAGTACGTTTATAGCGACCTGCACAATGCTAACGTGCGCGTCCTGTCTCTTAAAGATGAAGGCGGATTCAACGGCAAGCGTGTAGGTGTAGCTGGCTACAACGCACCACACTGGAACTTCCTGCCAGCAAGAGCAGATGCTGAGACCATCCTGCACACCAGAGCACCAGACGGTAAAGGTTACTACGAGTCTGGCATCATGGGCAAACAGGGTGAGCCATGGGCAATCACTAACGAGAACTTTTAATCATCACAACGAACCGGAGAAACACTATGCTCAAAGAATCATTTTTAAACAGCCTCGAGTCACTCTTTAGCACCTCATGGAAGGTAGCGCAAGACATGAACTGCGGCATGACATGGAGATCAACACGTGACGAGATCTCAGGCATCCAGTCAGCACTCATCGCCAGCAATGCGAGCCAAGAGTACCGCGAAGGATGGCAAACACTCTGGGCTATCGCTGAACAGCACAGACAGGATGCACCAACAGAATACTACGAAGGCGAATAACAAACGTGATCGCTGGGGATACTAATGGGCGGCAATCCTGCGGCCTTAAATCCCCAGCAGGAAGAGGAGAAAATCAATGAGAAACTTAATCTTAATAACAGCACTATCCACCCTATCAGCACCTGCCATGGCAGACGTGTACGACGAACAGATCGCCAGCCAGTGTGAAGATGTGAAGGAGGTTACCTACGCTTCTTACATCAACGCACAGTCAGGCGTAGCGGTTGAAACAACGCTGGTCAGGCTTAGCTCGATCTACTCTAACGACAATGAGTTCGAGTTCATGGCTAGATTCGTAAAGACAGCATACACAATACCGGCGCCGACCATCGAGACATCGCTGAAGGATGCCGCCACAACGGTTGGCCGGATCTCACGTAATGCATGCGTCAAGGTACTGCGTGAGGCTGTCGACGGTATCATCGAAGATCAATCTGATGACAAGGTAGGTATGTGATGGTCTACATAGAACGCTACGCAGTTTACATCGACAGGGAAGACGCGCCGGATGATTCAGAAGGCCGTCTACTCCGTCTAATCGCTAACGACTTAACGAAGGCCGAGGCTATTGCTTACATCGAGGCAGAGGAAGCTCTCTGGGGAGATGAATACTCGATATGGATGGAGAAGATATCATGAAGGATGATGATTACGTTAAGAAGCACTACCCAGAATTCCACCAGAAGGTCGCTCTGCGACGTGCTGAGCAATATCGCAAGCGCATGATGTACGGTCATGAGAAGGAGGAAGAGTTCACATCAACAGAGACGGCTATACTCATCGTGTTTGGTCTGGCTGTAGCCGGTCTCGTTATCACAGGATGGTTATCGTCATGATGCAATTTATGTCATACAACAAAGCACAACAGAAACTGAAATCACTTCGCGCTAAGCGTAAGAAGCTCTGTAGCGAATCCAATGGACACCTGTGCGGTATTGATCAGCAGAATATGCTGTACCTTGATCAGCTGATCGAGGGATACGAGCGAATTCTACGCGATTATAAATCCGCTCCCACTGGCAAACGTGCAAACGGGTAAACGTGTAAACCGTGCAAAGCGTGTAAACCGCTATATGACGGGGTTTGACCGCTTTGCACGCTTTAACCACTTTTTACGTTTATCCCTTTTTACGCCTGTAAAGGGGAATACATAAACAAAAAACCCACCTCTCGGTGGGTATCCTTGTCGGGAGGATTATTTCTTAAACCAGACCAGCCACCTGATCAGCAAGCGTAGTCTGCTGTGGCTGTTGTGGAGTAGCCCTTGCACGAAGGTCTGTGGCCTTCAGAGTCGCATCAACACGCTTCTGCATGGCTTCGCCCTTCTTAGCATTGATATTGGCGCCAGCGACCTCTGCGTCGATCTGGACACCCATACGATCAGACTGAGCACGGAACTGGTCAACAAGTAGCTTGCCTTCCTCGATCCGGTTCTTATCCATATCAGCCTGAGCCTTGCGCTTACCTTCCAGTAACATTGCCTGAGCCTTACCCTGCTCAGCCTGAGCGAGCACCATGGCGGCATCTGGTTGCTGATTCTGCTGAGCCTCGGCCACCATCTGCTCTTCCTCTGGTGTCTCTGGTTCACTGAAGCCCATCATGATCAGCTGTTTGCGGCCATGCTCGCGGATGTCCTTCATGTCGACGCCATCAATCAGCATCAACTGCTTCATCGTCAGAGCCTTGGCCAGAGCAGGATCACCGGCCACCTGAGCCTTCTCGATCATCGAATCCAGCTTCTCGAATGTTTCTTCCTTCTGGTTGCTGTATGGCTTACCGATATCAGCGAATACTTCGAACTCCATGTTCGTGATGTCATTGAGCGTTACTACTTCACCGGTTTCGCTATCAACCACAGCCTTCATGACGGTCTCTTTCTTGCGTGTACCGTCCGGCAGGGTGATCGTGACAGGCCGTGGCGAGTCATAGACCTCAGAGGCCATCGATGCATAGATCTCACCGTCACGGCGCTTAGCGTGCTTCAGGTTCTCCTGATAGATGATTGACTGCTGGTCGAGTCGATTCTGCAGAGCCATGACGGCCTTGCCAGACAGATCGATATCAGCGATCTCAGCAGGAGCGCCAGCGTTAGCAACGTCAGACACAGCCATGCGAGTCTCTTCGAGGAGGTGCGGCAGTGATGTCGGCATCTGGTGCTCAGGCAGGACAGGATTAGGTGGCGCCTCGATAGGCGTGCCATCCGGTCGCTGTGTGTTCATCAGGTAGTACGGATAAGTGCTGTCGGCACCGTTCTCTTCGTACATGAATTCGTAGCCCTGTACCTGCTCAGGGGAGAAGATAGGCTTCGGACGTGGCGAACGGCTTACGATGTCGGCCAGATAGCTCATCATGAAGTTACGCAGGCGAGATGGATCCTTGGCCAGTCTCACGATACCTTCGTAGTGCTCTTCACCCTCGATGAATGCACGCTCACCGTAGACAGGGATAACAGGGATATGCTCACCGGCAATCGGGAAGCTGTCTATGATCTCAGCACCTGATACCAGATACTTGGTTACCTGATATCGCTCGACGCTACGAGTCTCACCCATGGTATAACCCTCATCGATCAGGTCATCCATCACATCATTCAGGTCAGACATGCGGAGCATGATCTCTTCACCCAGTGGATCAGTCAGTGTGACAATCTCATCAGGCACACGCTTACGCACGTAGATAGTGGCCACGTAGAACAGGCTGTTCTTACCACCCACCCACGGGAACGTGTACGACTCCTGTGGTGTAGCGAAGTTGGACATGTTCTCGCACTTGCGGCCAGTGATCTCTTCGTACATCTCCTCGTAGCCTTCATGACTGTAGGCTGTCAGGATGGAGACATAGCTGGCATCAGACTTGTCGAGGAGCTTGGCATTAGGATCCCAGAACACGTTGTTGTTCGCTTCGTAGATCGGCTGGCGGCAGATCTTCTGCGTTTCATCACCGACACGGTTGGTCACGTACTCAGTGGTAAGCTCCCATGCACCGACACCGGACACAATGCTCTCACCTGATGCATTGTTGTACGCTTCCATCGATGTATTGGTTCGCTCGTCAGAGCGATAGAGGCCATCCAGTAGATCAGCACCGTCATCACGGGCATCAGCCTTGGGCTCGAAGTCTACCTGTACAGGATTAGAACGAAGGTCAGCCGATATCTGTCGGCCTGCCTTGCGGAGTATGTTGAATTCACCACGGAACTGAAGGTTGCTATCGTCGAGTGCGTTGTCCTGCCACTGAGATACCCAGTAGAAGGCTAAGTCATCTGATGCCCGTTCTCGGGTTATGGTGTTATGGTTCCATGCTTTTTCGTGTAGCTCTTTGAGCTCATCAAGATCGATATCTTCTTGGTATTCGAGTTCGGTAGATTCGTCCATCGACGTGCTCCGGTGAATGGTTTCGACAATGTTAACTCATTTTACCTTCGGCGCAAAGGCATTGGTCTAATAGGTTTCGGGATCTTTGGCTTGACCACATTCTCGTTTATGTAGCGCATTGACATCATCACACTGTCACCGAGGTTAGGAGAATTGAATCCGAACTTGCTCTTCATCATCTCCTTCGTGTACAGCTCAATGAATCCGTTACCGTTTGGCTTGACCGGCATGCGGCATAATTCAGCCCTGAGCTTCTTCAGGTTGCTTATGGTCTCTGAGTCGAACGATATGCACTCATCCTGATCAGCGAACTCACCATGCGCCACCCAGCGATACGTGCGATAGACGCGATCACGTAGCTCGGTGTAATACTGGGCTCGCTTGTTGCGGAAGATGTCCTCGACCAGCTTCTGGTTCTCAACGATCGATGACTGGGCAGGCTTGTATATCGACTTCGGATTGTCCGGCGACTCACTGCCCTTGAACATAGCGATACGCATAGGCTTATCAACCAGATCCTTCGAGATCTGCTCATTCAGCGCCACGCCCATACCATCAGCATCCCATGTGAAGTAGTCAGCCCTGTCTGCGATGGCCTGATCAGTAGCCCAGTGGCCACCCTCATTGACATCACCCTCGACCTTCTCCTCGACACGCTTGATCACTGAGCCATGCCTGAACGTGTAGCCCTTGCTGTCATCACCGGTATCGGATGGATCGTGACTGGCAATGCGTGCACCGTTCTCACGCCACCCGAGCTTCTTGTGTGCATCTACGCAGGCATCGAACCATTCACCGATGATCAGGCTATTCTCAACGCTATCGTTGTAGTCACCCAGCCAGATATGATCGTACAGCTCACGTGGTAGGTTATCCTTAGCCCATACCCTTTCCTGCTCCAGCCCTGACTCCTCGAACCACGGGTTATCGTGGTAGTTCATCACGACGATCAGGTGCATGTCATCTTCGTAGATGCCGTTACGATCTAGCTCCGCTTGGAACGGTACAATAAACCGCTGGGAAAATGGGTCTTCACTACTCTCTGGGTTAGCAACGAAGACCATGGACACTCCGGTGAGATCCTCTTCCTCTTCTCTGCTGACTCGTGGTAGACCTTTGTTTGGCTTGTTACGTGCTGTGGGTGTGAGTACATCGATGCTCTCCTGTGATAAGAATTGTGCCTCCTCGACGAAGAAGCAGTGGAAGCCGTGAGCTGACTTGATGCTCGCTACGTTACGAGCGATACCAGCGAACTGGAACATGTCAACATCACCGCGCCTGATTGTTGTATCCAGTACATCAAAGCCGTCCAGCTCAAGACGATCGATCTCATCCTTCAGCAGAGACATCACCGAGTTCTTGATCGATGACTGGAACTCACGAAGGCAGTATGTCTTTTCTTCGTTGTCCTTGGCTTTGATTAACCTGATGCCACCGATACCCAGTGACTTGGAAGATCCACGGCCACCTACGACCGCTATGAACCTTTTGGTGGAAGTAAGCACCGGTTCCAGCTTCTCAGCCAGATACACGGTTGGCTCCTTGTCGACCTCACACCATTCGTCTCCATTGTGCTGGATGACTTTGGAGCACTGCTTGGTTTCTGGAGACACGAGGCCGATGACGGTCTTATCGTTAGATCGTCGCCGTGCTCGCTCTTCCAGCGCTTTTGCCAGCAGTATTTTGTCAGATCTGCTTAGCTCTTGCGGCGATGAATTCATCTAGCTCTTCGTCACTCAAATCTTCGACTGATTTCTTGGTTGTGTCCTTGGTCTCGGTCTTGTCAGTGTAGCCGTGCTTGGTCAGCATGAGCTTCGTGATAACTGAGCTGAACTTGTTTGTCAGGCCGCCAGTGACCAGCATCTGCTCCTGCATAGTCATAATTCGTTCTGCGATGTTCGAAAACTCCTCCTTATCTTCGTGTGACATCCAGTCATAAATCGTGTTACGACGCACTCCAAGGCGTGTGGCGAGCCCTGCAATAGTGGGCAGGATCTCGGTCACTCCATCAGGGTAGAAGTTGTCTATGTAGTCTCTGGCTTTCTCCAGTATTTCTTCATTGTACTTAGTCGGTCTCATGCATCACCTAATCAGTCAGTATCTGCTTAATGTTAGTTAGCTGTGCTCCAGATACTACACCCTTACCTTCGAGCGTATCAACCAGAGCGAACAGAGCCGCCTCGAGACGATCTATTCGTTTCTGCTGTGGATCAGGCTTAGCGACTGGCGCTGTCTTAGCTGTCTTACGAGGCTTACCCATTGGTTAGTAGCTCCATTCGTGGATCTCGATGTTGAGAGGAGGGAACTCCAGCTCTTGCTCATCAGGTTCACCAGCACCGAAGTCAGCGTGTGGCGCATCACGATCACTAACGATCGATGAACGTTCGTTGAACAGCTGTTGAGCGCTCGTTCGAGAGTTGTTCAGATTTTCGGACAGCATGTACGCTTCGAGCTCGAATACCTTATCGAATGCGTTCTGGAAGGCGATCTCCTGTCCTGCGTTGATATCGAACTCATCTGGATCAGCACAGGCTGAATGACCTACGACTGTATGCCCGTTGTTCAGGGTGATACAGCACACGGTTACAGTGGTGCCTTTGAATCGGTGGTATTGAGAGTGAGAGATCTTCTTTCTCACGTGGTCAGATGTAATTTTCATATTGTCTCCTCGGATTATTTATACTGCTTCGATCGGCAGGGTTAGCGCTAAAGGGTAAAATCCTCCGGCAAGTTTAAAGCCTCTTTGAGCATTGTAGATACTTCATCGAGGATCATATCTGTTTCGTCGCTGAACTCACGTTCCTCACCGACTTCGCTAACAATAGCTTCATCGATCTTGAGAAGCAAGTTCTCATACAGGATCTTGTTTGAGTCCATTGATTCAGGCTTATCCATCTATCTCTCCAGTTTCTTACGTTCTAGGTAGTTCATGATGCCGTCGAGCCACTCCTGATCTGTTTTCTGGAATGACTGGTCTGACATGCTGAATGCTCTGTAGTCTCGTGATGCAGGCTTACCCTGTGCTCGCCTCTCAGCGTGGAACGTAGGGAACAGTATCTCACGAGGTATTGCTTCAGTGAATCCACCAGCATATTCACCACCCATGGTCGTATTATACGTTGTATGTGGTCGTGAAGGGTTACTAATTACCGTGCCGTCCATCTTGCCGATAGCCTGACCACCGTGATGCAGTGGTGTATCGAGGAGATCAGGATCAGTGATAGCGTAGCGTGTCTCAGCCAGATCAGGGAAGCCTCGCTTCTGGAAGTATTCGAGGTTAGCGATCTGTGAGAATGCATGGCGCAGGTCACCGTTACCGTGTAGCTGTTCGATGGCGATATCGCTATTCAGACCTTTCCACTCGGGGCGCAGTTTGCGGAGCTTGCGATCGAATGCCGTCATGGCTGTCTTCGATACATCACCAGCTACGATCTGCTCGTACAGTGCATCGCTCATCATGGTGCTGAAGTTAGCTGACTTGTGCTTCATAGGCAGGTAGACCATGAAGGCGTCAGTACCCTGATCGATGAATGGCTTGGCCATGTTGTTCAGGCGTGTCGTTACGCTGTCCTTCGATGCCCAGATACCGTCAGGATTATCCTTCATGAAACCGTTACCACCTTCGAGGTGGATAGGCGTCTTGAATTTATGGCCACCGACTTGTGTCAGCAGACGGCCAGAGTTTGTGCGGTCTCCGCCAGCAGGGATGATTATTCCGCCAGCGATATCCTCCGGTGTGATGATACGCTTAGGCACTTCATCGTGTGCATGGATGGTCTCGAACTGGAACTGGCTGACAGGCTTCTTGAGCTTCTTACCGTCACCGATATCATGCCAGTAGCCCAGCTCCTCAGCTTCCTGCCTAGACATGCGCTTGCCTTTCATCGCTCTGGCTGGTGGCGCCTTTGGTTTCACGTTCACAACGGCTGGTTGCATCACCTCATCATTCGATATCGGCTGAGCGAGCATTTTCTCCTTCGGAGTTAAGCCCTCGAGGTCAGCGACCTTCTTGACTGGTGTTTCACCGAATGCGACAGCTGTGCCTGAGTCACCGACGAATCCTTTGTAGCCTGCACCATGGATCTGGCGGTATAAATTGCTCTGAATCTCCTCATTGTTCGCATTACTGTACTCTTTCGCTAGATCCCTGAAGCCCCTAGGATCCTCTCTGAGATCATATAAGCCCTTCAGTGGCGCTTCGGTCATGGATTTTGCTTTAGCGACGACCTGAGCCTCTGGGGAGCCTTCAGGCGTATAAAAATGCACAGGCTTCATCTCATCCGGCAGATTTTCAGCGTAACTACGCTCCTTGCCTGCAGATCCGGTGCCGTATTTAGCAGGATCCAGTGTATCGATATCTTTCTGGGTGCTGTAGTGCCTGCCTTGTACGGCCTTGCCTTCAACACCGTAGGTATCGAGCACACTCTGCGGCGCAATACCATTGAAATCAGGACGAACCATCTGTGCTGGCAACAGGACGGCCTTCTGCTCAGCGAACTGGAAGTCCTTCCACGTGTCAGCCAGCTGTTTCTCCAGCGCCGGTACGTCTTCAGGGTTAGAGCGCTTCGCTCTGTTGATCGCCTCCCGTAGCTCCTTCTGTTTCTGGCGCATGGGCAGGTTAGCATTGCTGTAATTCACCCATGAATTCTGGCCACGTGTCTCCGATGCCAGAGCCAGCTTGGCCAATGGTGAGAACATCTGTCCGTGAACCACCTGAGCACGCTCTTCACCGATCCTGCCGAACTCGTTGTTCGTGACAGCATGGCCGAAGTAGTCATGCACAGCACGGAACATCTCGTTAACAGTCAGGCCGGTGGCTGGGTCAATCTCATCCCAGAACTCGTGCGGATCACCTCCTTGGTAGACGTTCATTGAATTGTTATTGCGGATATCATCGCGCAACATGTCAGAGTTTTGGTAGTTGCCTTCGTCGTGCTTATGGAAGCGCATCTTGACCGGCAGAGCCATGAACTGCTCCTTGGTCTGCTTAGCGGCGGCGGCATATGCATCCATGATCAGCTGGTCGTAGGTCTTCGCCTGTGTCTCACTCCAGATTTCTGGCATGTCATCCACGTAGGTCTGGAAGACCGCTTGTTTCTTAGCAAGC